CGCAAGGTGGCGAATACTTAACTGTGGCAGGCGGTGGGGCAAAACTGAATGTGCCATTGCTGAAGCATTAAGGTTATCATTTAAAAAATCAATGCAGCGTGGTTGGATTGTAGCTCCGACATTTCCCTTATCGCAAGAGGATTGGCGAACATTAAACAAAATTATACCGATTAATTTAATTAAAGGTGAACCGCTAAAAGCTGAACGCAAATTCATTTTTATTAATGGAAGTGAAATTGAATTAAAAAGTGCAGATAATGAAGCATCACTCAGAGGAGCAGGGCTTGACTGGTGCATACTGGATGAAGCCTCAAGGATTAAAGAAGATAGTTGGAATGCACTAAGACCTTCACTATCCGATAAACAAGGTAAGGGAATATTTATATCAACGCCAAAAGGAAAGAATTGGTTTTACAGGATATACCTGCTTGGTAAAGAAAACAAAGAAGGTTATGAGTCTTGGCATTTTCCGTCAAATACAAATCCTTACTTTCCTGCTGAAGAATGGGAAGAAGCTAGAGAAAATTATCCTATAGACTGGTTCAGTCAAGAATATGAAGCTAATTTCCTTGACGATGTTGCGGCAGTATTTAGAAATATTGGGGCAGCTGTAAAAGGTGAGTTTGAAGAACCTATAGCAGATAAGAGATATTTTGCTGGAGTTGACGTTGCAAAATACCAGGATTTTACTGTCGTTACAATAATGGACGAGGCCAAACACGTTGTTTATTTTGACAGGTTCAATAAGCTCAACTGGGAAGTTCAAAAGATAAGAATTGCCAATGCGTTCAAAAAATACAAGGCAGTCGGGTTCATAGACAGCACAGGTGTTGGAGATCCGATATATGAAGATTTGTTTAAAATACTTCCCATGCAGATATGGGGATATAAGTTTACCAATGACAGCAAAATGAACTTAATTACCAATTTGCAGGTAGCTTTTGAAAAAAGCGAAATAAGTTTTCCCAATATTGAAATCTTAATTGACGAGCTGGAAGCGTTTGAATATGAAATGCTGCCAAGTGGAAAGTTTAGATTTAACGCTCCTGAGAATTATCATGATGACTGTGTAATATCGCTTGCACTTGCTAACTGGGCAGCAGGTCATCAATTCTTTGCAACAGGCAAAACTGCAACAATAACATTGAGGTAAAAATATGTTACTTGATTTAGAAAAATTAATTGAAGTCGCTATTCCTGATCAGCAGAAGATATTTAAGGATAGCCAACTTGAAACACTAAACCGGTTAATAAAATATGCCGATTACTATGATAATGATGTGTTTAAATACATCGAGCAAACCTATCCCGAATATGGACGCAGGACACAGAACGGTAAGTCCATAACACCGGCGCAAGTACCGTTTAACTACGCAAGATATATCGTAAATAAATTGGCTTCATGGCAGTTTGAAATACCAATAGACTTTAATACCACTTACCAAAACGACACAAATAAAACAAAAGCAGAACAGGCTGAAACCGATATTTACGACATACACAAAGCTAACAAAATGGACTCCAAGCTATTGCAGGCAGCGCAGGAATGTAATAAATGCGGTGGAGTGGTATTTAAACTAAAGTATGACATAGAGGATAAGAAGTTAAAAATCTTTGTGCGAAACCGCATGGAGTGTTTTCCCATAACTGAATTTGATGATTACGAGAAGTTAATCAAGGTTCATTTTGTAGCGTTTAAAGACGAAAAAACTATATGGAAGCAGACTTACAAACTGGTTGGAAATCCGAACGGTAAAAAGGTTTGTTATATCTTCGAAGCTGAATACGATGTCAAAGACTTAAGCAAACCATCAAGGGTAATCATCGAATATCAACCGTTAGGTAATAATAAAAACTGGTTAGATTTTATACCAGTCTATATCGTTGCTAATACTCCGCAAATCGGTGAGGTATGGGGACTATCAGAACTTGACGACTTAATACCCTTAATTGATGAGATTAACAAAAAGTATTCTGACCTGTCCGACAGTTTAAGATTTGATATGTTTGCAATAACAATTCTTATGAATATTCAAGGAGTTGCTGATTTAAAAGGAAAACCTGGCGCAGTATGGGATTTAACAGGCGGCAGTCCAACAGGTGAAATGAAGCCTGATGTATTCAAACTTGAATCACAGTTCCAGTATATCGACAGTTTAAAGTATTTAATGGACAATCTGGAAGCTGCAATAATCCAGTTTAGTGAAACAGTTAATTTAAGCGTGGACAAAATTACAGGTGTTGGCAATCTTTCAGGCGTTGCATTAAAGCTCATGTTTGCAGCCATCTTATCAAAGACTGCACGCAAGAATATGATATGGGGCGATAAGTTAAGGGAAATGTATTTGGACTGTTTGAAAATGAAGGCTATTTATGAAACTTATGATATACCGGAAGACTTAGATTTAGAAATATTTTTTCACTCGCCCTTGCCTGAAAATGAACTTGAAAATATACAAGTATTATCGGCTAAAATTGCAGATGGTTTAATTGCAATTACTACAGCCATGAACGAAAGTGGAATACAAGATCCAGAAAAAGAAATTGCTAAAATACTTGAAGAACGAAAGATGTTTGATACTTCTATGGTTGAAGATAGGATAAACAGCAATAAGCAAGACAATAAAGGCAGCAATGGCAACGAGTGAAGAGTATAAACGTTATATAGAGGCTCATAGGAAAAACATTATTAAACTATCCGAGCAACAGGAAAAGGCTTTAGCAAGGCTTTATATCGAGGCAGCAGCAGACATTAAGGACAGAGCTAAAGACATTATTTCAAATAGAACTTTGACGGCAGCACAGGCAAAAATAAGAATACAAAGCTTGCTTAGAGAAGCGGCCAAGTTGACCGATAATTTTAAATCGTTGCTTGATAAGAGCTTGATTGAATCTGCTAACTTAGGGCAGGAAGTCAATAAAATTATAATGGGTAAATACCAGCAATCACTTGCAAAAGAGGGCATTGATTTAAAACTTACTCGAATGCTGTCAAAAGTAAGTAATGACGCAGTTAAGACGATTTATAGCCGAATTTATACAGATGGTTTAAAACTAAGTGATAGGATTTGGCTACTGGATAAAAGAGGCAAACAGGAGATTGAACGTATTATAATGCAAAACGTTATTAGCGGAGGTTCAGCATCAGATAGGATTACAATATCGGCTTTGGAGAATTTGTTTAATCCTGAATATACTCCGGCAAAACTTACGAGCTTGCACGGGAAAAAAGTTGGGTATGAAGCTTCAAGACTGCTGCGAACTTCTATGATGGAGGCACTAAATGAAGCCGATAGAATGTCGAGTGAGAAAAATCCTGGGAGTAAAGGACAAAGATTATTGGTTGCAATAGGAGCTTGCGAACAATGTGAGCCTCTTGACGGTGAACCACTAGAGAAAACCGGAATACCTCCACTACACCCAAATTGTAGATGTACCTCAATAGATGTTGTTGAAGATATAACAGCTTTTACGGATAGATATTTACAATTTATGGAAAATCCAAATAGCCAGCCGGATTTGGCTAAATGGTATGAAGAAGTTTATAAAAAGGCGGCTTAAATATGCCATTTAAAAGCAGAGCACAGCAACGATTTATGTTTAAGTTTATGCCCAAAATAGCTAAACGTTGGGCAAAGGAAACTAAAAACATAAAGAGCTTGCCTAAAAAGTTAAAGAGAAAAAAGAAAAAGAGATAATTTAACAATTTAATAACGCAATTAATTGAGAGCTTCAGTCGAGGCTCTTTTTTATTGCAGACGAAAGGAAATGTAATGGTTGATGACAAGGTTATTACAGATGTAGTAACAGATGATGACGAACCAGATGGTTCAAAAACTTATGACGCTGAATATGTCAAAAAACTCAAGGCAGAAGCTAAAGAGTATAGACAAGCAAAAGCAGCGGAAAAAAAGGAGAAGGAAGAAATTAAGGCAAAACTCGATGCACTTGAAGCAGAAAAACTTACTGCCACTGAAAAGGACAAAAAGAAAATAGCCGAACTTGAAAAACAGCTTTTAGACATTACGGGAAGTATCAAGGCAACCGGTATTGACAATTTAATCCTCAAGAATGCAGCAGGCAAGAACTTT